ATTCTGGGCCGAAAATCTATTCGTGAACATCGGTGCTGATACAGTATTCGAACCATACAAAGAGGGCCACAATCCTGCAAAATTGTATTTAAAAAACTACATTAAACCGCTTGATACATGGGTAACAGGAACAGCACCAGTGACAACAGTGAACTATTTAGAAAAAACACCAGATCGTTTGACGATCGAACTGAATAGCACATCACAGTATGGTGCGTTATTAATGCCGATCAACATGGCAGAATTAAAACCATTGCTTGGTCAAACGGTGACATTGAGCGCAAAGGCTATTGATCGTTTTGGTTACAATACGACCGTGGCACTACGTTTTTACGGTGGAGCAAGTGGAAACCTTGACATGGTATTGAGTTCTAATTTAACCACAACAAAGATGATACCATCTGATGCGACACAAGCATTCATTAAAATCCAGAATGCCGGGATCGGATATGCAAAGATAATGGTGGATCAATTGCAACTAGAAATCGGATCGAATCGATCAGAGTATTCACCATATGGATTAAAAAACAAACCGCTTGCAAATTAATGACACATTACGACAAAATTCTGTTATTATTGGAATAGGGAATATATGTTCTCTATTCCATAAATAACATTAGGGGGAAAAGAAAATGGCAAAAGTTTCATTGACAATTAAAAAGAAGAATGAAGATGGCAAAGCATACAGAGAGGAAGAAGTTTTCGAGATAGATCGTGTTTCCACGTGGACTATGTTGAAACTAAAATCAGAGATCACAGGCATCATGAAAGAGATCAAAGGAAATGGCGATCTTGTAACAGTGATTAACGATTTCATGAATGATAAGATGAAACCAGAAGAAAAAGTGGACATCAAGAAAGTGGAAATCGGAAACGTTAAACCTTCTGATCTGGATAAATTGAAAGATGAAAGATTCGTGAACACGATGGCAGGAGCACTTGAACTATTACTTGACACAATGCCAGATCGTGCGTTCCGTTTACTAGCTTTACTATCTGAAATCGATCAAGAAGTTTTACAGAATACATATTTCGAGGAACTATTCGATGTATACGATGCAGTGATGGCTGAAAACGACATCAGCAGAATCGTTGACCGCGTAAAAAAGTCTTTTTCGGGCACAAAAGACAACTGGAAAGTGGCACTGAGCAACTTTCTGAACAAAAAATAAAGAGTGACACGGATATATTTGAACTAATTATATTCAATCTGTCACCACTTTTGGGTGGCCGGGATCAAGTCCTGGCCACTCCTTTTGTAGAAGCACTCAAATATTTAGAATTAACGCTGAAACAAAAGGTGTCCGATCGATGGAACAACTATATGGATATGCTTTATGCACATCCGATGGGTGTTGATAATGACAAGCGGAAAAAGTACATGGAATTAATTCAGCCACAACAAGAAAGACAGCCGATGGAAATGAAAACAGACATAGATCATCTAAAAGAGTTAAAAAGAAGGCAAGACGAAAAGATGAAGGCGATGAACGCCAAAAAATAAAAGATGCGTGCCATTTAATCAGACAGGGGGGATGATTGAAAGGGGGCACACGCAACATGGCATCTATTCGGGAATTACGTGCGAAATTTAGTGCATCAGCAGAAGGTTTCAGACAGTCGATTAATCAGATCGGACAAGGACTGAACCAGGTTTCGCAACAATCACAAAGAACCACACAGGTCATGAACCAGGGATGGAACAGTGTTTTCAGCACAATGGCCAAAATAGGTGGGGCATATCTAGGTTTTAATGCAGTCACATCAGCGGTGGGGGGTGTTGTATCCGCAACGGATCAGTATCAGTCATCGCTAGTTCAATTACAATCACAAACAGGTGCAACAGATCAGCAGATGCAGGGCATGTCTGGATCACTCAAAAGCATTTATGCCGGTGGATATGGCCAGGATTTCAATGACATCGCACAAGCAATGGCAACGGTGGGCAATAACACTGGGCTAACTGGTAAAGCCTTAGAGGGCACAACAAAGAACGCTTTATCATTACGTGACACATTCGGTTTTGAAATTCCAGAATCAACACGAACAGCCGACACGATGATGAAACAGTTCGGGATAACATCAGATCAAGCAATGGAACTGATGGCCCAGGGCGCACAATCTGGACTAGATAAGTCCGGGGATATGATGGACAGTTTCAACGAATACAGCGTTTATTTTAAATCGATGGGCTACGATGCAGAAGGTATGTGGAACGTATTCAAAGCCGGGGCAGACGGTGGCGCGTTCAATATGGATAAGGTCGGGGATGCCGTAAAAGAATTTAACATCCGGGCGAAAGACGGAAGTAAAACGACATCACAGGCATTCTCTGGACTGGGTATGGATGCAGATAAGATGGCAACAGCCATTGCAAAAGGTGGCCCATCTGCACAGAAAGCAATGGCCCAGACATTTGAAGCACTTGGAAAAATCGAAGATCCTGTAAAGCGGAACACCATAGGGGTTCAACTTTTCGGAAGTCAATTTGAAGATTTAGAAGCGAAAACGATCCAGGCGCTTGGAAACATCGGCAATTCAGCGGATATGAACGGAAATCGATTGAAAAAGATCAACGAAATCAAGTTCAATTCACTTGGATCAGCCTTTGAATATGTCAAACGTCAGATCGTAGTCGGTTTACTTGATCCGATACAAAAACAAGTCATGCCGATGATCAACCAGTTCGTGAATTTCATCAGATCGAACATGCCTGCCATATCATCTGCCATCACTGGCGCATTTTCTGGCATCGCAGGGATCGTGGGCAAACTAGCACCAACATTCATGAATTTATTCACCATTCTGATGAACGTGGGGGCAACAGTCGGCCCAGTCATTGCAGGGGCGATCGGTGGCATCCTGGCCGTGCTCGCTCCACTAGCGAACGCCATCACTGGTGTCGTGGCATCATTCACATCCTGGTCTGGATTCGCTCCATTGATTTATGGTGTAGCGACAGCCATCGCGGTATACAATGCAGGTGTGATCGCTATGAACATTTATACAAAGATCATGGTCGCAACCACAAAAGCGTGGGCCATCGCACAAAGAATGCTCAACCTAGCAATGGCGATGAATCCAATCGGCTTACTAGTGGCCGTTTTAATTGGACTGGGCGTGGCCTTCTATACCGCTTATCAAAAATCTGAAACGTTCCGAAATTTCGTGAACAATCTATGGTCGTCAATCAAGACACTAGGATCGAATTTGATGTCATGGGGTGCAGGTGTCCTGTCCTCACTAGGATCATTCTTTTCTAGTTTAGGCCCACGAATAATGGGGTGGCTTTCAACAGCATTTAACGCGGTCGTTTCATTCTTCCAGACATGGGGCTTGACGATCCTGGCCGTGATCACTGGGCCAATCGGAATGCTAGTAGCATTGATCATCACGCACTGGTCACAGATAAAATCGTTCACAGTTTCAGCATGGCAGGGCATTGTCACAGCGGTGCAAACAGCCTGGGCCGGGTTTACTGCCTGGATTTCGTCAGCAGTTTCGGCCGTGGTTTCGTTCTTCTCGTCTGCCTGGTCTGGATTGGTTTCGATAGTCACATCGGTGTGGTCGTCCATTACTACAGCCGTGTCTAGTGCCTTCACAACCTTGATGACGGTCATCACATCAGCGTGGACATCGATCGTCACATTCGTGATGACAATCGTGAATAATTTCGTCACCAGTATCAAGACAGCATTTTCGAATTTCGTTTCGAATATGTCCTTTATCTTTTCGCCACTGGTCGGATTCTTCACAAACACCTGGAACAACATAAAATTGATTGTCCTGGGAATTGTAGGGGCGTTCCTAAATGCGATCACAGGAAATATGAACGGATTCAAAATTTCGTGCCTGGCGATATGGACTGGAATAAAATCACAAATACAAAATATCGTCACAACGATCGGACAAGTTGCGGTCAATGCGTTCACCGTTTTAAAATCTGGTGTACTAAACATCTTTAATGCGGTGAAATCTGGTGCAGTTACGGCCTGGAATGGCTTGAAATCAGCGGTGATCAATACGACAAACGCCATAAAATCCGGGGCGATGAATGCCTGGAATGCCTTGAAATCTGGGGTTATAAACACGGTCAATTCTATCAAATCCGGGGCGATCAATGCCTGGAATGCTATAAAATCCGGGGTAGTAAATGCGGTCAACGCAACGAAATCTGGTGCAGTAAACGCCTTTAATGCCATGAAATCCAGTGTCGTTAATGCGGTCAATGCGATCAAGTCCGGGGCTATAAATGCCTTTAATGCATTGAAGTCTGGTGCAGTAAATGCGGTCAACGCACTGAAAAGTGGAGCGATCAACGGATTCAACGCATTGAAATCTGGTGCAGTGAACGCAGTAAACGCCTTGAAATCCGGGGCGATCAATGCATTCAACTCATTACGATCCGGGGCGATCAGCGCGGTCAACAATATCAAATCTGGGATCGTGAATGCATTTAATTCAGCGAAATCCCTGGCCATTTCAGCGTTCAATGCTATGAAATCCGGGATCATCAACACGATTCATGGCATCGTTTCAGCCGTAACTGGACTGAAAACGAAGATTGTATCGACACTGAAAGGGATCAACCTGGCATCGGTGGGCCGACAAGTGATTCAAGGTTTCATCAATGGTATCAAGTCGATGGCCGGGGCCGTGGGTTCTGCTATCAAGTCGGTTGCCGGAAATGTAACCAAAAAGATCAAAGGTGAACTAGGCATCCATTCACCGTCACGTGTATTCATGGAAATCGGTGCTTTCACTGGTGAAGGTTTAGCGATCGGTATCAGTGACATGGAAGATATGGTGGCAAGGGCCACACAAGGTCTGGCCGATGCATCATTCGGAACGATCAACAGCGAAGAAATAAACCCAATCAAAGGGAAAGTTCAACCTGGACAAACTGGACAAACTGGTGATCAAACGAACTACAATGCACCATTGATGAACATTGAAAACTATTACCAAAATACTGACACTGATGTTAGCAGTCTATCAAATGGATTGTTCAATCTTGATAGAAAATCAAAAAGAAAGAAAGGGAAGTGATCTGAATGCCGAACGGTTTCAAATTCGGTGATCAGCACTGTCACACCTTCTCAGTCGAAATGACTGGGAAGGAAGTGCCGATCACGCCACCATTTACAAATAACGCTGAAACACAAGGTGGAATTGACGGTGGGTGGGATTTCGGGATTCAATATGAACCGAAAATCATTCCAATCGATTGTTATTTATGGGAAAGCACGAGAGAGAACGCACAATCCCAGGCCCGGAAACTGGGTGGATGGCTCAATCCACGCATAGGATCACAGACATTGATATTCGATGATGATCCGACAGTGATGTATTATGCACGTTTGAATGATCAGATCAAGATCGAAGAAATTATCAAGCTGTTCAACGAATTCACACTGGAATTCATTTGTTATGATCCATTTACATATTCGGTCGAAGAATATTCACAAGTTATCACGACAAGTGGTACAATAAACCATATGGGAACACATGTTTCCAAACCGATATTAATCGTAAATCATAAAGGTGGATCGGCAACAGTGCAGAACACCACGCCAGATGGAACAGTCCAGGCAGTCACATTCCTGGCAGGATCGCCATCTGGAACATATACAATCGATATGAAGGCCAAAACCGTCCAATATGGAACAGAAGGTGGCGACAAATACATCGATTCATTAACGTGGTTCGAAATGCCACAAGGAACGAACACAATCACACACGGTGTGAATATTAATAATGTCACGGTGAAATACCGAACAACGTGGCTATAAAAAGAAGGGGTGTAAATCATGGCAGTTCAAAAGGCTTTATTCACAAACAAAAATGATTTCACCACACCAGGGATCGCGCCATTTTCGGTCGATCCCTATATTTATTATAACGGTGTGGATTTACCAACAAATACGCCAGGGATGCCGAACGGTGGAGCGCAACCACAAGAAATCAAATGGATCAATACTGGAACAACCACTGTAATTGATGGGCCATTCGGAAAAGCGACCACATTAAACGGTAAAGCGGTAAAACTTCAAAATTTCGGTGTGCCAAAGAACACTAAACACACATATTCAGTCTGGATCAAGCCGACCGCTAATGACGTAGAAGATTTTGTGGCCACAAAAGGATCGGGGAACAATTTCAGAACGATCGCCACACAGCGTGGTGACGGATGGCCAAACCGTGGCATTCATTTATCCCTGGACAATGGCCGTGTGGCCGTGCGTACATACGACAGCGTGGGTGCATATGTAGAATTGATCACGGATGGATCAAATGCACAATCACAACCACTCATACGTTTATTGGCGAATCAATGGTATCACATAGCGGTCGTATACGATTTAACTTCAGCAGGAAACAAACTATCAATCTATCTAGATAAAACACTGGTGGCCTTTACATCCACGAAATACAAAGATATTTCCACGGTGGACACATCGAATTCATTTGTTATCGGTGATTTACTGGGCACAACAGGTCTGACACAGGGTTATAACTTCAAAGGAACGATCGATGAATTTATGTACCTTCTCGGCATGGCCTGGACATCGGCCCAGATCACACAATACTATGACTATGTTTATAACGCTAACTTTCAAGCGGTGGACATCGGTGGCGATGGCTTAGATGCCACATTGAGACTGGCGCAGTCTTTATTCACTGGCCAATACACACAAACTATCCAAACATGGACATCGCCAACAATCGATCTAGGCGCAGACGGTTATGGTGACTTTGCCCGGATTCAATTGAATTATGAAGCACCGACAGGCACGGCCATCACCTTGCAGACCAGATCATCAATGAATGGATCGACATGGGGATCATGGACGGATGTGAGCGCAGACGGAACGATCAACAGTGAGGATCAAAGATACATGCAGATACAAATCAAATACTGGACAACGATCGGAACGGCCACGCCAAAGATCATGGAAGTCCAGGTTCTTGATTATCCTGCAAAGAAACGCCTGCAATTGACCACACAACCGCTGATCATCTTTAAAGATTTAGCGACCGGCTTGGAACGCGTGGGCGAACTGGCCAATGCTTATGATGTATTTATCACAGAAGAAGTGAACGGAGAAGAAACGATCGAATTCAAGATGGCCACTAATGATCCAATGAGGAACAGACTAGGATCACAACCAGTGGAAATGATCGCCAGGATCGGTGATAAACAATTCCATTTAAAATCTGCACTGGATCAGCGAACAGACACAGGGAAAAAGTACACTCAATTTGAAGGCGAATCATTGTGGTATGAACTACGCAGTGATAAAATTCCGACATTTGAGCAGATCGAACAAAAAGCAGATGTGATCATGAAAGCGATCCTGGATCAAACAATCGAACCGACTGGGTGGACAATCTACAAAGTGCAGACAGATGGCCGAAAACGAACGATCCGTGGTGACTGGAAAAACGTCATCGAATTATTGCAAATGGTTGTGGATCAGTTCGGTGGAGAATTGCAGTTCGACACGATTGATCGAACGATCTCACTGGTTAATAAAAACGGTGAAGATAACGGAGTGCGCTTCTACTATAACAAGAACTTAAAAACAATCAAACGAACAATCGAAACATATGACATGGTTACACGCTTGTATTTGAGCGGTAAAAACGATATGACAGTTAAATCAGTCCATCCAGATGGCCTGGACTATGTTGAGGATTTAACGTGGGTGAACGCTCTTAATCTACGAAAAAAGATCAGAATAGATCGGTGGTCTGATGAACGTTACACGATCCCACAAAATTTGTACGATGATGGACTAGCACTGGTGAAAGAATCTGCAAAACCTATCATCAGTTATGAAATGACATTGCAAGACTTGTCCACTTTGTCCGGCCATGAACATGAATCGATCGGTCTGGGCGATTCTATTTACATCATTGATACAGAATTATTGAATCTGACAGTGAATGCGCGGATCGTCAAGCGGAAATACAATGTGCGCGAACCGTGGTTGACAGAAGTGGAACTGGACTATCCGAAAAAGGAACTGGCCGATGCGAATCAACGTGCCATCGATGATCAACTGGAACAATTAACAGAGACAAGCCCAGTGGACACAACAGACGTTCAACAAATGACGGTATTCAATCACCTTTTGAACAGCCGTGCAGAAGATGGGATCACATACTGGGAACAGTCGGGCACAGGGATCACACCAGTCATCGGTGGATTCAGTGGCGATGCATCCTGGCAGATCGATGCCAACTACACTGAAACGAATATTTTGAAACAATCCGTCTATGGTGTATCACATCGATCAGCTTACACCGTCAGTGCTTATGTGGCTAGTCAAGGAACAATCACAAGAGGGAATTCACAAGATGCATTTGTAGGCATCCTGGTGCGTATACACTACACAACAGCCGATGCCAATGGTAAGACATTCGAAGAACATTTACTGGCGATTCCAGACATTACACAGCAGGGAGGATCATAAAAGATGGCAGTTAATTCATCTGATTTCCAACTGATTTATAAAAAGATTGAAACAGACACGACCAGAAAAGTGGATCATGTCGATGTCGAGATCAAATGTGTGGACATGCAGGGTATTTTCAACATAACTGATGTGATGTTCCAGTCCGGGACAGTGCCGACATCCTGGGTGGGCCATGTTTCTGAAATCAAATGGTCATTCGATAATGCGTAAAGGGGGATCATCATGAAATTAACAGACTGGAAAGTGTTCGGGGGCACGGTCGAAATGGAAGGCGTGGCCATGCAGGTGGATCACGTAGATTTTGAGTTGGTGGTTCGTGACACTACAATGCGTGATGAAAACAATAAAATGATTCCGTTCTTATTCACGGATGTGCAGTTTCAGCCGGGCCACCAGAAAACAGGATGGGTTCCAAATACACAAGAAATGATGGATCGCATCGAATTCGATGTGGATGAATGGAGAAAGTACATGAAA